TCAGAAAACCGATACTGGAAAAACTCTAACGCGGTGGCCAGTTTTTGTTGACCACTTCACTTTCGCAGCCTGCTCCATCAGAGAAGCAGCTAGAGCCATGTTTCGCATGCTCTCAGCTTTCGTCATCATCCGGTCAAGCGCACGTAGACGATAGGCTTTGTTGGCGATCGGAATGTCGCTTAATTCGGTCTGGAAGCGCTTACGGGTTTCGTGGAATAGCTCTACCCATTTCTGCGCTAGCCCCCTGCCGTTTGCTTTCGTCGGGTCGTGGGATTCGACCTGCTGACGCGTGATGCTTAGGCCAAATTCTTTTTTGACCAGCTCAACCACCTGGGATGGGGTATCGAAGCAGGCAAGGGACTGAACGATGAAGGCTTTGACCTCACCTTTCAGTGTCGCCATGGATTACCTGCCTGTCATAATCAGTCATATTGTTAGGCCAGCTTTAGCATGCATGTGCCGCATGACCTGGCTATATCGATGTGAGCCACTTCTGCTGGCGCATTGGCCGCATCAACAAGCTCCTGTACTTCTTTACTGGCACCGTATCGACGTACAACACCAGTGAATTCTTCGACGTCGTGGCCGCGCAGTGTAAGGACTGGCTGCCCGGTCTCTTTGTTGAACTTGGGCGCGCCGAAATCATCGGTGGCCTGGGCGATGTGGTAAAGCTCATGCTCTACCAGTGCGCAGAACTCCAGATCGTTGCATTGCTCGCAGTAGTCAGCAGCCAGGGTGATGATGAACTTCGGTATGCGTCCGAACCATTCATGCATCTGCTGCTCCATTCTGGCTTTCTGCCATCCGCTGGCGCGGAGCATCACCTGCTCGCATTGACCGAGGACATAACGCCCTTTCTTCTCAAATGCGCCGGAGGCCCACATAAATGCGACGTCAGCATCAAGCAAGTGGGCGTGATCAGGGTTATGGATTCGGCTTTCTTCAGAAAGGATGTGCTGGTTAACCCAGTCGCCTATTTCAGGAGCGGGGATAATTCGCGTATATGGCAACCAGTTTTCGCCATCGAAGTTAACTGGCGGGAATGGTCTTATGTTGTTACATTCAGCCATGATTAACTCCTGTGTTTGTTACACCATAAGACGGGATTGCCATACGTGATTAATAAGCCATCAGTAACTAACGGCTTATTATGTATGGGAAATAATTAATATTTCGTTATGAAACTTCGCTTTTGTTTTTTTGCCATCTCAACTATTGGTAAGATCGGATAGCCTATGCCTATTCCGGGGTTGGCATTTAGTTCCATCAATTCAGTGATTACCTGCAGGGAGCGAGCAAACATATCAGCCAATGATCCAAAATCGATGCCTATGATATCTAGTGATCCGCGCTTTGAAGCCTGCTCTAGATGGGCGCGTAAATAAGCGGCTTCGGCAGTTAAGGCTTTAGCCTTCTCGCCACTAGCGTAACGCCGTGCTGTAACCAACCCAATAACAAGACCAGACGCGGCATCTATGATTGGCCCACCTGAATTGCCACCGTTAACCATCCCATCGATAGCAAATACCCCGCTTTCTAATACGGATGATATTATAGCTTCACTTGTTATCAACTCAGGAAATCCATGAGGATAGCCAGCGAAAATTAATCGTAATCCTCTTTTTGGTATGAAATCAGAAACTGGTTGTAATACCTCTCGCCCATTTGGCAACGGTTCCAAAAGCTGCATGATTGCAAAATCTTTTTCTATATCTAAGTATTTAATGTCAGCTTCTAATCTCTGACCTGATTCAGTAATTAGAGTTACCAGCCCTAATGTACTTTTTTTCTCTAAGTCAATTAATGGCTTTATAACGTGAAAGTTTGTAACAGCCAAATCATCGCGCATAAAGCTGAACCCACTACCACAAGAGTTTCCAGCAATAACCTGAAAGGTTGCGCTTGCCAATTGTTGATGCATTCTTGATCACTCCATTACCTTAGTGTGGATATTGATAATGGTGTACTTTTTTGAAAAAATAAATGCAGTTGGTGAATTTTTAACACGTTAATAATCAATTAGTTAATTAATACCTAACTTTTCCCGGCTCAGTCACCTCAACGCAACCCCTGGCCGCGTGCTGGATGCTCATCTTCGAGCGCCAACTTTGAGATGATATGGCTGATCTTAAACCAGCCAGGCTTCTCCGGCAGTCGACAGAGCCATATCGACAGGAGAATGAAGAGTATCAGCATAGCGTGTTACTTCTTAACGCTGTCCGGCATTACCGCACCAACAACGCCAGCCAGCGCTACACCGCCAGCGATGACTGTTTCCTGAATGCCAGGAGGCAGCTGATAACCAAATACTCCAGCAACAACAAGAATTATGCCGCGCCAGGTGGAAGGCTCTTTCAGTCGATTAATGAGATAGTTCATAGCTCCACTCTTTCCTTTACCCAACCATATAGAAAATCTTCATTTGCCGCCCGAGCTTCAGCAAGCTCAAGATAGCGGGCGCCCTGGCTACAATTAAGCCCCTTCAGCAGCGTGGTTTCGCCATCTTTGCCACGAACAGCGAGATAACTTTTCAGGGCAGCGATAGTGATGTTGCCGATCGCGCCATCCGGCTTCAGGTCCGGATATAGCTTGCCCTGCATATTCAGAGCTGATAACCAGCGCTGCAGGAATGTACTGGCTACGCGCGGCCCCATGTTTACGCCGGTATCACACAACTCCTGTGCAATGGCTGGCGACAGCTCGGCGATGCGGTCAAACTTCGGTTCAGTCCAGTATTGCGACAGGTAAATGGCTTTGGCTGTATCCCGTGGTAACGCCTTCATATCACCGCTATAGCCATACGCTCGGGCAGTGGTCTGAGTGATACCCCAGCGCGTTGGGCCGCCTTTATCATTCGGGTTATTTACGTAACCCCCTTCTTTACCGAGGATGCCCTCGATAATCTGATCTGCTGTCATGGCGCCTTAACTCCGGTAATGCGCTCCCAGAAATAGGTCAAAGCAACAGAACCCATTGCCCCGCTAATTCCGGAAGTGGCCAGTATCATGTAAATGCTCAGTCCGCTTTCAATGCTCACCAGGCCAGCAATAACGCCGGTAAACCCTGAAACCACCATTTGGGCAAGAGCATTGATCAAGCTCCATGTTGCCTTGCTCTGCTTCACATCTATCAGGTAGCGGACAAGTCCACCCCAGCAAGCAATGATCAGCAGAACCAGCCAGGACATCCCGGCAATGCTCTCTTTGTCTTGCATACGTTTAGCCATAGTTACCGCCTCCGATTAAAGATCGGGAAGCTGTGTGTTTGAAAAGGGTCAGGCCCGTCAGGCTGGATTTAACAACGAAGCATGTCGATGATGATTCCTGCGGGACCTGATAATAAAAAAGCCATGCAAATGCATGGCCTTGTGATTTGAATCCGTTATTTACAAAAAGTAGTCAAGACAGTATCTTTCGACTTCCGGACAAAAAAACATATACCGGGACAAAATCTAAATGTAACTGCCTTGCCTGCATGAAACCATGCGGGCTTTTTTTTGCCCAAAGAAAAAGCCCACCGAAGTGGGCCTTACAGCTATCATCATTTTTTATTAGGTGTGGTGCCGGGTGCCTCCCGGTAAGTCGCCGCCAGTCCACAGACGACTCGCAATGCGCAAAAAAACATATCAGACTGGCAATGCCCCTCCGCATAGGGGGATTCACCACATTAACAATTTATTATCAAATTGTTTTGCAGTCAAATACCACTCTCATGCCATATGATTAAAGAGGTCATCCGTAAAAAAAGCCTGCAGCGAGCAGGCGAAAGTATGTTTAGTACAAATAAATGTGAATGTTCGTGAAGCCGAATTGCTTCGGAAGACCGTTGGCTTGTCATACCGTGGCCTGCGGACTTTTAACTCCATCTCTGGCTGACAACTTCCGCCCTAGTCAGGAGGTTGACCGGGTAACTTCACGGTAACTTTTTACCTTAAATTAACAATCATGGAACCTACCTTTTTTGGTTGGTTTAAGTCGCTATACGGCGATGTGACAGGGGTACTGATGCAATGCATCTCGCGAATACCCCTGTCGTATCGCCGGAAAGCAAAAACCCCGCGCTGGCGGGGTTCTCGTTATATTCAAATTGTCGCTTTTTGTCGCTGCCGAGTGGCGCAGCTCTGCCAAGCATGAACGGATTATCTAATTTTTAGACCTGAAATCAACTACCAATAACAAAATAAGCACTAATTGCTAAAAACTTATTCAGATTCAGCTTTCAGGCTTTGCCTTGCAGACAGGAAAGTTTTCGCCTGAAATACCTGTAAGCACCAGTTAACGCGATCCTTTGCCATCTTGAACGTAAGCCATGGAGCTGCTCGTTCCAGCTCGCGGGCAATATCCGCGACTTTTTTACGAGTGGTATAAAAACTCACCCCTACGATATAAACCGGATCCGTTGTATCGAATGCCTTTAACACACATTCCTCAACGAAATCCGCATCATCATCTCTTATAGCGGTATCTATTATGCTGGTAGTGGGTTTCGGCCATAAAATTGCGTGTGCTCTATTTAACGCATGCTGACCGCGATAACCTTCCTCCCTCGCCTGCTTAATTGCCGCAGTAAAGCGCTCAAGAGATTTATCAGACCAGCGTTCTCCTCTGATAACTCGCCAGCATTCATGGCTTCTTGGCAATCGTGGCGCGGCTTCACCGCGCATGGTATCGCCCCATACGGTAAGCAATGATTTAATCCAGCCTGACTGGATGCCGGTCAAGAGTTTTGCTCGCCCCAGATAGCGCTTATGCGTAGCCAGGGCAACCTCATTAAGGGCCGCATTATGTCTACGGCGTTGCATTGGAGTCATGCTGTCTCTCCCCGGATCTGACAGGTGCGAATAAAGTTTTTGAGGATGCGGTAGTCAACTAATACAGTGCCGCGATGACGGCAAAGGCGAAGCTTCATCCAGCGGTAGCGGATGCTCTCTATGGTGAGATGATTCATATCCCCTCCCTGGTGATAAATTTCCCCGAGTGCATTTCAACAGAACTCTCGCACTGATTCCCCCAGCGGTCCCAGCCAGGCCATGATTCGCGCGCGAAAAGCTCCACCCGGCTGACATCGCCGTAAAGCAGTTCAAGCCGACGGCGAACCTCCCAAGGTTTCTCGCTGTGCTCACCCAGGCAGGAATAAACCACCTGCTTGATAGATGCGCTCGCTCTTTCCAACCCGGCGCCACAGGTGGCTATTAGCAGATCTTCAGTATTGGCCCGCGTGTGGTTGCCTCCATTCATACGGGTTTCGCTATTCAACATCGACAGCAGATCATTGAAATCCACCAACTCACCTTCAGTTAGCGCCTTATTGAATCGCCGTTCGGCGTGCTGGTTAAGCTTTACCCATGTAAAACCCTTCATGGTGCGAATTCGAAAACCCCAGGCCTCTGCCAGCTCGATCGCTTCCTCGGTATGTGTGCCGGTGTACCACATGGCAAGAACGGCATTATCAGCAGCCAGATTCCAGACAGGGAGGCGCTTAAGTTCGACAAGGCTCATAGTTTCATAGTGGTTCTCAGCAGCGCCGTTGCTAATTTTATTACCATACTGCCAAGGCGGATCGACGTAGATAAGCTGGTAAGTCATGCGACCTCCAGCGTTTTTTTCAGTGCGCGTAAGTCGGCGTAAGCCTGCAGGCGGATGGCTTCCAGCTCTTCGATGGTCCAGCGGTGAATCCGGTTGTCGTTATCAAGCCCCTGAACTGCGGCTTCACCGATTTTTTCCACCAGCCCGACCCGGTAAGCTTTGATATTCCCGGACTTTCCGACATTGCAGTCATCACACTGCAGGTTGATGTTGATGCGGGTAAACCGCAGATGAGAGGCTTTAGCAACGGTTCTGTAATGCCCCGCATGCCAGACTTTGGCGTCCTGAGTACCGCAGGAAATACACCCCTCCCCATTAACGAGGGCCATTTCACGGCAAAGGGTATTAACCACGCGCTCGGTGACTTCCAGCCAGTGGCTGAGGGGCTTCTCAGCCGTCTTTGGTTCAGGGCGGATATGGTGAACGGGTTTATTTTTTAACCTGTTTTGTGCCTTAACCTTTTGTTTCTCGCGCTGCTGCGCAAGGTACTGGGCCTTATGCTCTTCGCAACACCAGTAAACATTGGGGTAGGTAAGGTTAAACCAGGCACCGCAGCCGGGTGCTTTGCATCTGCGACGGGGGTCTCTCATATCGCACCGCCTGGGTGCGACAGACAAACGGAAACACCGCGCACTGAGGCACGGCGTAAAATGGCGTTGCTGCGTTTTTGCGTCATCACTTTACTCCGGTGATGGCGCGATAGGTTCGGTGTTCAGCCGAGGTGATTAGTATAAATCACTTTTTCTTCTTCCGGAAGAATACTTTACACTCCTCGTGAGATTCCTTTGTGATTACAATCTCTCCTTCATTAAGCGGGGTTACAACATAAACTCCACCAGAAAGGTGGTTGACAACATACGTACCCAAAACGTCCATTGCTTCATTCATTTCTTTCTTATTCATCAGTCCGCACCTTGTGAATATTTCATAAATCGTAGATTTTTCTTTTCCTGTACAGGGATGGATAAAAATGAACTCGCGACGTTCTGGAATACAATGACATATTTAGATCGTCCATCAAGACCCTATTTTTACAGACAAAATAGAATGACAGTGAAATACAAAGAGCAATAAATTCAATGCATTATGGAAAACCACTAAATTTAAAAAAGTCATTCACATTTTTTCTCTGGCACAACCCCTTATTTCACTCAGATAGAAGAATTTAGCCAATTTCAGAATTTAATTAATTACATGTAAAATGAGGTAGCAGAAAACACTAGCGCGACAAAGAATGCACATTTTGTATAGTGTGAAACCCCCTATTTACCAGGCTATTAAAGGAAACATTCATCGGTGGACGGCAACCGCGAGATCGGTTAAGTCAGAAGAGTTACTGCTTGGTGTTCTACATCAACCATTTCGATGCTGCGCAGATCAGACGCACATGGAAAATGTATGTTCAAAAAAAAACCCTCTCCGTAGAGAAGGTTTTTCAATTTTTAGCTCGGAAAACAGATTTGACAACGCAGTAGGCAAGTCCACAAACCTGGGACATCGTACATCCAGCGAAAATCTTCAAGACTTCGTCAGATAAACTCAATAACCCAAGCCCAACGCAGACAAATACTGCATTTACAGCAACAACCTGAATAATCAACAAGATCAGCAAAGTTATTGCATACAAATCTTTGATCCAATTGTTTTTAACTTTGTGCGCCATGTGTCCCCACTTGGCGCCGGATAATCGTGTCAGTTGCTCAGGCTGACGAGGTAATTATCGCCCTTCCCGGGGATAAAAGCAAAATGAGCATATACGATAAAACCCCTCAGGAGAGGGGTTTGATTTCAACTGGAGGCTTTACGTTCTGCGGGGGATTTAAGCAGATCCCTCTCCTTCTGGTGCTGGTCTTCGCTGCTGAAATCGTCGCCGTCGATGGGCATCAGGCTTTTGGCTGGGAAAATTGACATGCCTCCCGACGGTTTGCTTGTGTAAATCGAAACGTCGCCCGATACTACCCATATCTGTTGCCCCGGCTCTATCATGGTGTATCTGCAGCCGTCAGGGAATTTGTGATATTCCCCACTTGATACAACACGAACCAACGTAACGGTTTTGCCAACTTCATTCTGGTTTTCCGAAGCCAGCACTAAAGCCAGCCCACCTGCTCGTAACTCAGCCATCAGTCGTCATCCTCGTCCCAATTATCATCATCGTCATCATCGCAGGATGCGAGCAGAGGATTCATTCTCTGCCCTACCTGGCTGGCGTACCCGCGGCGACCGAGGTTGTGCAGCACGCCGAAGATTTCGAACATTTCGGTACGCTCGTCGCCAATATCAAGCTCACAGGCCAGCGTGTGGCATTCAGTGGCGAGCGCCGATATCTTCTGAAGCAATTCGACTTTATTCACCTTTCACCTCCTGCGATGTGGCTGGCAAATCCATCCACTTGATAATGCCTGTAACAATGCCATCTGACGCCCGCCATTCCCCTGACTCACAGTCATAGCAAGCTGTTCTGATATCCCCGTAGCTGGTAATGACAAGATATTTTCCATTCACTTCAGGAGGGAAATCGCTCAACACATTCCACACTGACGGGCCGTTACCGCGATATATCTCCAGCAACTCTCTAGCCACCTGGTAGGCGATATGCCTGCGGCCAAAGACCCTTGTAACTTCTTTAAGTCGATCGATGGCTATAGTCACTTTGCCTCCTGCGGGGCGGCTGGCAGCGGCATCCAGTGGGTTATCTCACTACTCTGAAATTGTGCTTGCAGCTCGCTTTTGATGAACCACACTGGGCCCTGTCTTTTGCTTTCACTCCACCATCCCCAGTAATTACCGTCCGTTTCCGGCATCCTCTCGCTTACCGGAATCCATTCCGGAATTACCGAATAGTTGCCAGCCTGCAATACGTTTTGCTCGTATTCAGCGACCTGTGGGTCTACTGGCGTGGATAGGTCGCGAACTGTATCACCAGCCTGCAGCATGGCAGCGCTCCAGGCTTCAAACTGCCCGTCAATACCATCATCACAATAGCCGTCAGTTGTCCGTAACGAATCCCAGCCATCGAGGGGCGCTCCATTCTGTGATTCCCACCATTTTTCGAATATGGATCGGTCAGGCACTACCGGCGCCGCAGGCATGGCCGCTGGTCGAGGGTCAGCATATAGCGGCGTTGGCTCGCTATACTCTGCGAGCTTTGGATCACCTGCATGCGGTAGATATCCTTTGTACGTCATGTACGCCACCGGCTCGCTGTCCATTGCGTCCAGCGCCATTCGGGCCAGTTCTTTAATCACGGTGCAATTTTCAAGTCCTTCGCAGTCATCCATTAAGAGCCAGTCATCATTCAAAATTTTCTGAATTCCTTCTTTGGTCAATATGCTCATGCCGCGCTTCCTTCTGATTTGTTAACGATGACGCTGTCATAAACTTCTTTGAGATGTCCGCGCAGGTCCATCCGGCGCAGGGCGCTGTACATGTAATCGCACTCGGCCTGCTTGTTGGCCTGAAACGGCTTATGCTCACGTGAACACCACAGCGCGTTTCCCGGCCAGCCGTGGACTTTGTACACGCGCCCGTTCCTGACGTGCAGGAGGCCCCAGCCTGGCGGCAAGTCAGAGACTTCAATAAACCCAGGCTCTACCATGAAAAAGCGCCAGTCGCCCATGCCCTGGCTCGGCATCCTTCTGAATGACTTTTTCTTGTCCGCCAAAAAGTCGGCACGGGAACACTTAACTTCAATCAAACAGGAGGCCAGGTTACGGAAACCGATAGCGTCCGGCTGCTCACCAGTGGCAACGGCAGCGATAAAGCGATCGTGAAACGCCACCTTGAAACCGTTGTTTTGCAGAAAGCGGCAGGCTATCTGGCAAAGCTCATCGTGTGTTAGTGCCATCTACTCATCCTCCCACTTGATGCCAACTTCATCCAATGCGGCGTTAACTTCTGCTTCGGGGTATGCGTATATTGCGCAGTGCGCCTCAGTGAACTCTCGGCGATGCAAAACGCTAATAGGCTTCGGAAGCTTCACGGTGCGGGACTCCAGCTCGGCGATGCGCTGGCGGAGAGCTGCAATCTCCATCTCTGCTGCGTCGGCATAATGGACGTTTGCATTCTCGGGTAGATCGCATTTAGAGCAGCGCTTAACGCCAGATGCATCCCAAAACATTGAATGCTCACATGGCTGAGCACGCTGCGCCTTCTCCAGCGCCTCTACCAGCGCGAGGATGTTGGCAGGGTTAGCCAGGGCGATGAACTCCCCATTCCGGTCTGTCTGAGCTTGGGTGAAATCACCACTATCGACATAGAGGATTGAGCCCTGAGATTCATCACTGCCTACGTCATACTCAATGCTGGTATTTTTCGGAAAATAAACCCACTCACCCGGAGTCGCTTTCTCTGCTGCCGCTTTCAGGCTCTGCGCCAGTTCGGTGATATCAGTCATGCTGCACGCTCCTGTTTCTGCTGTGCTGCCGGGTTAAGCCAGAGGCATTCCGTGCGCTGTACTGAACCGGCAAAGCCATTGGCGGCAGTAGTGCGCGTTACCCGCTTCCATCCGGTAAGTGCATTGTTATAGAGATCGCTGTTATATCCGCAAACAATCACCGCACCGCTTAGCTCTTTCAGCACGTTAAGAAGTTCCATATGCTCTTCATTGGTCATTTCGAACCGGTAAGCGCTGTTTTTAGCCGTCTCTACACGGGTCTCATGTACGTAAGGTGGATCAACAAAATGCAGAGTAGAAACGGTGTCATGGTCACGCATACACTGAATGGCGCTTCGATTCTCAACCAGTACTCCAGCAAAGCGGCTGGCCACAGCTGCGAGGTTGTCAGGTTGTCGCGCCCAAATACGTTGCGCGGTGGCGCTATTACGCTTGGTATCCAGACGAAAACCCGTCTTACCCTTTGTTGCGCCAGCGCTGCCGAATCCCATAGTTGCACGAACAATCAGGCGGCGGGCCTGTTCCACCCGGTTTTCACTGTCTTCATACGCGCAGTTAAACTCGTCGCGTGAGTAAGGGGTAAGAGCGCAGGCATCAACAAGTTGCTGCGCCGTTTCCGGGTTTCGAAGTACACGGAAAAGGTTAACGACGTCACCGTCGAGGTCGTTATAAACCTCTGCTTCTGACGCCTCCTTTTTCAGCAGCACAGATGCGCCGCCGCCGAAGGGCTCAACATAGCAACGGTGCTCAGGGAAATGGCTGATTATCCAACTTGCCAGGCGGAATTTACCGCCGTGATAACGAATCGCTGGATGTTTGATTTTATTGCTCATTTGTCGGCCCCCTCGCGCAGCTCGAACGAATGGACGCCCAGCACATTGATTGCATCAATCACGCCCGGAGCATGGTGATTCAACATTGTGATGATGGTTTTAATTCCAGATTCCACCCCATCAGCCTTAATCCCGGCTACGATGCGATCGGTGGCGGGGGTTGCGTTCAGAACCTCAGCGATAAGCTTCTCCCATTTGTTGAAATAAACCCCGCCAGGGCGAGCCACGATTAACTGGTGCAGAACATCATGCATCTGCCAGTTTTCTGGGATTAAAGCCTTAAGCCCCACATTCTCCGCAGCCAGCCGCTTAAACTCCCTCGCCAGCTCCAGATACTTCTGCTCTTTGATTGACAGCTCGCCCGCACTCTCCAGCGACTGAATGAGCTCGTTTACTGTTGAGATGTTCATACAACCTCCCCGAGCACCCAGCGCAGAGCATCAGCGTATTCACCGCTGGCACCTTCGAGGGCTTTTGTGATTTCTTTGCGTGATTTTAGACGTGGCTTAGATTCGCCAAGCACGGCGCGCTGACGCTTGGCTTTTTCATGGCCGGTAGTCCCAGCGGTCGCAGATTCAATCTCTTTCACTTTTTCCCGCTGCTCTTCCGGGGCAAGCGTGCCAAGCTGGCGGGCCTGCGTGACAGTGACCGTGCCGGACTCTACCGCGTCTTTGACTGCCTGCGTGGCATCCAGAAGGGATAGTGTTGCGCGTACGGTCCGGATGCTAGCGCCAAACATCATGGCTAAGTCTTTTTCGTCGTGGCCCCGGGCCAGCGCATCGGCCATCTTCTTGGCGCGACCCAATGGAGTGTCAGCCTGAAAGATTTCATTTGCGCTAATCATTGCCAGGGCCATGCTGACTGGTGATCCGCGCCTTACTACAGCAGGAATCAGAAGAGGCTTTTTCCCCTCTTTCTGCAGACGTTTATTTGCTTCAATGGTGTTCTTAACCCGCTGACGGCCTTCAACCACGCAAGTTAGAGCTGTCTCAGGGTCTTTCCAGATAATAATCGGCTCCAGTACGCCCAACTCCATGATGTTAATCACAGTCGGCTCATGGATAGGCAGATGGACACGCTCGTCGTAAAGCGGGTGGGTTTTATCCGTAACCAGGTACAGATTTTCCGGTTCGAACGTCAGGACGTTTGTTTTGCCGCTGGCACCGTATGCGTCTTTCGAATTTTTAGCCATTTTTCACCTCGTTTTTATTCACCGCTTCCGCCCATTTTTGTTCCAGAGTTCGCCTGGCTTTGTTCTTTCCACCAGCCCAGTAACTGTGCTGAACCCGGTAATGATCAAACGGGCATTTCAGGGCGCCAGAGCAGGAGCCAAACGTATAATCTTTCCAGTGAAACTCAGGTACAGCGCCGCAATCAGGGCATTTCTGTAATTTCATTGAGAGGCCCCGCGACATTCCCTCAGGAGATTTTCAAACTCCATGCGAAGCTGGTTCGCGCAGCCAAACGGCATGTTGTTAAAGCGCCACAAGGCTGCGCCGTTGCGTAGGCCGCTCTGGACAATCTGACCCGCTCCATGCAGTTGGCGAAGCTGACCATTCACTGACGACATACCGCGACCCAGCGCAGTGGCGATTTCACGCGTAGTCAAATCAGAGTTAGCTTTTAGAAATTCGATCATCGTGATTTCACCGCTGTATTGTGTTTTCCTGGATTTGGTTGTTTTCATAGAAAAAACTCCTTAGCCCCTGAAACCCTTAGGAATATCTGCCTGAACCTTGCCGCTAAAACCGAGGTTGCCGCCGGTTGCGAGATTTAGCGGGCACAGCTTCAGCGCCAGCTCAGGCCATTTGTTGCGTAATGTCTTCATGGTTTGAACTTTTGGGCACCAGAACTGATCGCGCTGAATGCGCTCAATCATGGTGCGAATTTGGTCGTGGCTACATCCGTGCTCCTGGCGAAGCAGGCGAACCTCGTTAGCCCAAGCGACAAAGTTCGGTTCTCTCGGTTTTGCCAGAGAGCCGTCAAATTCGGCGGCGCGTTCGTACATTTCGATGATGGTCGACCAGAACCACATCGCGAGATCGAAGTCATCATCGGTAGCCAGGTTACTGTCTTCGGTAGCATCAGGAATGTTTGCTTCCGGGATGACCGGTTCACGTCCTGACTCAGCAAAGTTATCCACAGGAAGAATCTCTCCCGCGTGGTTTTTATGATCTGTATGTAGTGATCTGTTTTTAAGATCTGTATAGAGATAGGATTCGGCTTGAGAGCCGTTTCCAGGATTCGGCTCTTGAGCCGTTTCCATTCGGCTCTTGGGACGAATGCATTCGGCTTGAGAGCCGTTTCCATTACTTTCAATCACTTGCTTCGATTCGGCTCTTGAGCCGTTTCCATTCGGCTCTTGAGCCGAATCCATATCTTTCAATGGCTTATTTGAATTTCCCCCTTGCGGGAATATTTTGGCGATTAACGCTTCCTGATCGACGCGGTAATGCTTCTTCGGCGTGCCGCTTACCTGCCGAAGTTCTTCATCAATAACCCCCGCCAGGTACTGCTCTGTAATCTTGAACATTGCTTTTCTGACCACATCGCCGTCTTTAGCGCGAATCTCTTTCGCAAGCGCTGCGTGCTCTTTGTAAAACCAGCCATTTTCCAGACTCGACTTGCCCGACCAGAACACCAGCTGATTGAGAATGGCCGCCAGCAAATGCTGCTGCCTGTCTCCTGCAAAGAAATCCAGATACGGTCCGGGGATCGTTATGCAGTTCCCCTGCCCCGACATGGCCTGAACAATTTCAAATACCTGATTGTTCATTCCGAAACCTCATTGTGTAGCCGTAAAAACTCTCTCAATCCCACCCAGCCAATAGCCCCGCAGGCTTTGCGGTAGGAAACATCTTTCTCTGTCGCTGTGAGTACCGTCACCATGTGGCCTTTGTGTCTGTGCTGGAAGCGAGAACCGGCCTTAGGGATGCCAGTGCCTGCACAATCTCCTTCAGACGGCTCATACGCCGGATATGCTCGTTTCAGGCGAGCAATCAATTCAGCAGCAGACTGGGTACACATAGTCACCTCCGGAATCAGTGGTATTTCGTTACTTCAACAGCGGCAGGCTGATACGCCTTGCTGTATATGGCTTCAATAGCGTCGTCGTGCGCATCAATAGCCGTTCCGATGGCATGCTGGGCCGCCAGCAATGCCCGACGCTCGATCGTGTCGTAGATGCTCAGACGATGACGGATTTCACGCGGCAGAACGCGCAGGATTGACGGGAGCAGAAGACGGATTTTCTCGCGCTGCTGTTCGGTCTCTCCCTTCAGCCAGCGATGGAAGATGTTCTGCTGATTGGCCCATGCTTTACCCGGTACCAGGCGAAGCTCAGCGCCACCTGAGCGCACGTATTCTTCAGTAATCGCGTTGGCTGCGTATGCCTGACCGACTTCAGCAGCCCAGGCCAGCAGAACCATTTCAACGTGCTCGTGTTTGATTTCCATCAATCAGACTCCTTCTGTGCTGTAGCCGTATCATTCTCTGGAAGGCCACTGGTTGGGTTTGGGTGAAGATCAGGACGCAACTCATGCGGAGTAATTCCAGTTGCCTCATAAACCTGAATTACGCGCTTTGGTGGAACCTGCCCCTGGTACTTATGGATCCATCGACTCAGCGACGACGGTTTAATATTCAAGGCAAGTGCAAGCCGACGTTTGCCACCTGCAGCTGTAATTGCCTTATCAAGACCTGACATGTGAACCTCTCATTTTAGCCATTGTGCAATTATATTGAGCTAATGGCTAAAAAAAATCAACAACAAGAAATTATTATTGTTTTAGCCAGTGGCTTACAATTGTTGCTATGAAGACAGAAACGCAGCATGAATCAGGCGCAAAGCCACAAAGCACGCTTGCCGCAAGACTTGATGAGCTGATGAAACTGAATCATTGGTCTCGCACAGAAATGGCGAGGATTGCGGGAGTTAGTCCTACCTCTGTAACCAACTGGTTTAAGAGGGAAACCATTAGCAAGGAGTCAGCAGCCAAACTAGCTAAGGCCGCTAAAACCTCGCTCTCATGGATACTTACAGGAGCAGAGGAACTCGGCGGGACATACACCGAAGACGAAATTGCACTTATTGAAGTTTTCCGCGAATTGCCGCCTATCGAAAGGCGCAACATGCTGGCTGCATTCCAGATGCGGCTACAAAAACTCAAAGATTTTTACTCTGATAACGTAGATCCGACTACCAGAGAAAAATAAATTCACTTCAATTTCAAAAGAATGCCGCCGATTGGCGGTATTTTTTTAGCCTTTGACTTATCTTTTGGTTGATTTTATTTAGCCTGTAGCTCACCATAAGTACATCGACACAACGGTGCGATAGGTTAAACGTTCGGTTGGCCGCCTGAAGGCTAAAAATCAACAGGCTTTGCAATGCAGTGAATGCGGCTATGCGCACGCGGCACAGTTAAGCGGTATCACCGGGAGGCACCCGGCACTGCATTGCAAGGTCTGTTAGGTACTCAATACGCATGAGGGAAAGGAGATGATTCGAGACGAAGACAAGCCAGCATGGCGCCGGTTCTGGTTGAAGGTTGTTCCGTTTTTGGTTGCGGTCGCATCGGTAAGCGTTCAGTGCTGGGGTGGAGTATGAGCAGAAATGGCATTCGTTCACTGGTTATTGTTCTGGCCATCTGCCTTGTTGCCTGGTCTGCGACCATTATAAAAATTCTGCATGTTACGGGGGTGTTTAATGGCTAGTTTACCGAAACACAATCCTGCGGTTAAGGCAGCACAAGGTAAGCTTGCAATTGCTTTTTTTAATAGCGATGGCGAAATGTGGGCTCAGGCCATGGCGTCATTGAAGGATATTCATGAAGCAGCAAAGCACGAAGAAGACCATATGTTTTGCGGTCGTACGGATGCGCTTTCAGGGCTTCAATTTCGTGATGTTGTTTTAAATTATGACCTGTACGGAGATTTAATTTCCGTCGATGCTGACTTGCTTACAGGGCAATATAAAGTAAATACCGAAGTCTCATTTTAATTATCACTAAAATATTCAATGCCTTAAATGGCAGGTACCCACACACCTAAACAAAGGAATAATTATGGATTCCGAAAAACTCCATTGCTATAGCTGCGGCGGCTCCTTTGCACGCGAAGAGTTGCAATATCGCCCTTCTGGCCGAGGAGCTTATCGCAAAGTGGCATATTACTGCCCTATCTGTAACGAAAAGGAAAAAAAGAAAGACCAATTAAAGGCTACGCAGTCTTTAGTTCGTAAGTCAATATCTTCAAGGCCTGCAAACTTTCAATTACGACCAGCAGCGTGGAATAAATAATCATGAAAATAGAATTTAACGATAAAGGTGTAATCGCAACCGCTATTATAACCAGCACGGTATTCGAATTCCGCCTACACAACCGCGCCGTTGATACCGCCTTATTCCTGGCTCCTTCCGTTCGGTCTAAACGTAGCGGGTTCTTTATAATGAAAACAGTTATTTCCGGGAAAACATCACATGTGATTCGTGCGTATAAAGCGCTTAAAGCGGAGGCTTCACGATGAGCTATACAACAGTAATACGAGTTTGGCCTGGCGAAAAATCAGAGACTGCAGAAGAGTTTCGCAATGCATGGGGCAGCGGCCCCGTAATATGGAACGACATGGCTATCCGTTATCTGAGAACGGTCCCTTATGGTTATATGGCATGTATCGATAAGCTATGGCCTCTGGCCAATCGGGAGGACATCCCACTTCATCACCGAGCTGTATTAGCAATGACATATGACCGGATGTATGTCCTCAAGGAGCATTACTCCCGTGCAGCTGAATACATCCGGCTGTACCTTGCTGATTTCCCTCCAAATGAAGCCACTGTAAACCACTGGCCTGCTATCGCTGAATTATTTGAGGGAAACCCTGACTGTCCGGCGATAGGGCTATGGCTAACCTCGGTCTGTGAAGACCCCTTTGCTGGTGAATGGGATGATGAAGCGGAAGAGTATTCGCAGCCAGACTGGTCGAGATACTGGAGTTTGTTTGATCATCTTGATGGATCCAGCATTTGATTTCCAATAATCAACATTAAACCGGGGAACTGATTATAGTTTCCCGGCCATGAGGTTATTTATGGCCGATATTACTCAAGAAGATGAATGGGTGATGGAAAAGGGAATTGTAGCGAAGATGTATATGACTCCTCGGCAAATTAAATCTTACCGGGAAGGGCGATGGATTGAAGGTGTTCATTATAAGAAGCACCCACCTAACCCCAAGGCTTCAGAAGGAAGAGCGACGCTTCTCTACAACTACACCAGGATTAATAGGCTTGTCGGGGAAACTTAATGAATATGCCTGCAGGCGTAGAGCTGCATGGGAAGGGAATAAGAATTAGCTTTCTATATCGCGGCATACGTTGCCGCGAAGTTTTGCGGGGCTGGACTGTATCGAGTAGCAATATACGAAAGGCTGGTAATCTCCGCGCTTTAATTGTGAGTGAGATTCAGCAAGGTAAGTTTGACTATGCAGAGCACTTCCCTGAATCAAAGGCGCTTAAAAAATTCACTACAACACAAAAAATTAAAACCTTCGGTGAATTGTGCAAAGTTTATCTTAATGCCAAAAAGCTTGAGGTCTCAGCTGCGTCATACAGAGGCGCGGAATCACGTATAGCAACGCTTTGCGCTATTGTTGGAAGTAATACGCATATTGCTGATATTCAGCATACCGACCTGTTGAATTACAGGAACGCGCTATTAACTGGTAACACCTTCAGCGATCACGCGCCCTGGCTTAAAAGAAAAGGTCGAGCTGTATCCACGGTCAACGGCCTGATGAACAATCTGACTGCGCTGCTCAAACTGGCGAACCTGAGCGGGTTTATCGAGCATACCCCTCACGAAGGTATAAAGATGCTTAAGCGCTCCAGGAGAGACCCGGATCCGCTTCTCCAGAGTGAGTACGAGGGTTTTATAAAAGCGCTATCTCCTCGGTATGCTTTGCTCTGGACTACGGCCATTTTTACCGGCCTTCGGCATGGAGAGCTTACAGCTTTAGCCTGGGAGGATGTGGATCTTGATAAGGGTGAGCTTCACGTCAGGCGTAACCAGACGAATGAAGGGCTGTTTGTGCCACCCAAAACCGAAGCGGGCATCAGAACAGTAACCCTACTTGAACCTGCGCTGAATGCTCTACGTGAACAATTCAAGCTAACCGGCGCATTAAGCAAAACCGAAATCACTTTTCATCATCGTGAGCATGGGTTAACTGAACAACAAAAATTGCGGTTCGTATTTATCCCCCCCAAAAACTGGCGCGGGGAAACGAAGTATTATGGCTCTCAGTCTCTGGGGTATAGTTGGGAGGCTGGATTAAAGAAGGCGGGAATCAGGAGCAGACGTCCTTACCAGTCGCGCCACACTTTCGCATGCTGGCTTTTAACTGCCGGAGCTAATCCGTCTTTCATCGCCGGACAGATGGGCCACGAGAATGCAAAGATGGTTTACGAGATTTACTCGAAGTGGATCGGAGAGATGGACCGCAACCAGGTAGAAATGCTGAATAACAGTTTTTCTGACGTTGTGTCCCAAGGGTGCCCCAAACGTAAGGTAGTAGGTATAAAAAACGTTTAG